TACAAGTTCTAGCAGCCTGACATATTACAGCAGCTACGTTTTCATCAAAGCGATAGGCTAAAGCATTTCCCATCTCCTCTGTATATTTTGACCTTACATCGTAATGATTCATAGCTTCTTCGATGTCCGCTAGGAAAACATTACTTACAAGTTTGTCATCAATATTTATGGTAGCTTCAGCGTGTTTGATAGCTGAACCAGTAAGTTGCTCGCCCACAGCATGATAGCTAGTACTAGCGAGTCCAATAATTGGAAATTGTGCTGATTTTCCAGATTGAATTGTTCTAACTGTGTGTAATGGCTCGAAGATTGTAGCCTTTCTAAATGCTGAAAGTACCTCTCCGCTCCAAACTTTTAAGAATAAATCTTTGTAGCCAGTACCTGTATTGTTAACCAGACCTAGCCTACTTGGACTAAAATTAGCCATAGGAATTTTGAAATAAAATTGGGATTAACCATCCTTATTTCACTTAGTCTGATTCCCCTCAAGGATGCTATGTGTAATAAATAAGTATAAGGTTATGTTAATACTATCAAAAAATGAACGAATATCTACCGCATCTCCCAGAAATAGATGTATTAGTACCGCCTAAAACAATTTTTTATCCGCCTGTGGCAGACGTTCCATATCTAGATCCAATTCTTTTACCGAGTCTGGAACAAGTTGAGT